ACTGTCACATCCCATAACTACTCGTTCGTTGGGGATGCCCAAGAACAAGGACCTATTTAATTGTATGACTTTGTATATGAAAGTTGCGTGCACGCAACCCCAATCAATAAACAAAAAGGTAGCCGGGCAAGGGGGTATATTATTACCCCCCTTGCCCTACAGCCTTATCGTTGGGCTATATAACTGCTTCCCCTGTCTCATAACTCGCACCATGCCTTCCCCTCAATATTATCACTGGTGCTTCACGCTCAATAACTATGAGCAAGAGGACTTCAACACCATCAAATCTTGGGCCGAGGAAGAAGCCAAGTACTGGATCATCGGTCGAGAGACCGGTGAATCTGGAACTCCTCACCTCCAAGGATACGTATCCCTTCGTAAAAGAAGGGGTGCCGTTTATGTATCAGGTAAGCTTACATCTCGAGCGTATATCACGCGGGCAGCAGGTACTGCTAGACAAAATCGAAGATATTGCAGCAAGTCTGGAGACTTTGAAGAAGGAGGTGAAATCAATGAAGGAAGAAAGAAGGGAGCCGACAAAGATGAACTCGGAAGATCGTTCATGGCTGCCATCAAACAAGGAAATCGAGGAATTTCTGAATTCGCCGATGCAGAGCCCGGAGCGTGGGTTTTCAATGGACTTAACATGCTCCGAAACACCCTTTCCAACTTTCCCACCATTGAACGACCTGACATCAGCGTTCGGTGGATTTGGGGATCTCCAGGAGTGGGAAAAAGTAGATTGGCCCATGCCACTCTCCCAGATGCCTATGTCAAAGACCCAAGAACCAAGTGGTGGAACGGATATCTCTGTGAAAAAGAAGTCATAATTGATGACTTTGGTCCTAATGGAATCGACATAAATCATCTGCTTAGATGGTTTGATCGATACAAGTGTTCGGTTGAAACTAAAGGAGGCATGGTGGCGTTGTATGCTACAACATTCATTGTAACAAGTAACTTTGAACCATGTGATGTATTTACCCATGATGGTATTGTAAATCCCCAGTTACCAGCACTCCTTAGGAGAATCACGCTGGAACCTATGTAACACCCTGTGGTCATGAGAAATAAAAGTATTATCTTATTAATGGCAAGTGAGCGAAGCGAACGTTAAATTAGCTGCCGCAGGCCCCACCGCCGCAGCCGGTGGGTGTCTCGACGGAACGTCGAGGAGCCGAGCCGTAGGCGAGACGTAGTCAATCTCGCGTAGCGAAGCGGTCCTGCCACAAGCTAACTCTATAAATACCCGCGCTTCCGCGTGAGCGGGAGTAAGATCAAAATGGCATTCCGGAAAAGAGTGTTCGCTAGAGCATTCAACAACTCAAGGTTTGGACGTCCTATGAAACGTAGGAGGTTCACTAATACGCGGCGAAGAAGGTTCGGTGCTAAGAACAGAAGCATAACAAACAGAACAGAAACTGCCTATAGTGTAGGTAATTTCAGAACAAAAAGACTGTCAAAAAGGACATTCAGGACTCGCTTGTGGCGTGATACGTGGTCAGATCAACATTGGAGGTCTGTCCAATCAGCATCAGGAACTGCTGTTCCTTCGTTTCAGTTAAACGAGGCTAGTGTCACTGTCGTACGTCCAGCAGATGAGTTCTGGACGGTTGGAGGAGGAGCTATTCCAGCTGCTCAAACAGGTGTTGTCCCTGCTTTTAGAAATTCTGTCACTCTACGAGGCGGAATTGCATCACTCGCGGTAAGTAATGCAGCAGAGAATGATTCACTCGGTGAATCCGTACGGGTAACTATATTCTATGTATGGACGAGAAAGAATCCTGCTTCGGCAACGGAATTCTTTGTACCTGTCACTGTCCCAATTCGTTGGGATCCATCTGTCGAGCCAGACTTTACAAAATACGGTGGCGTGTTTGGAAGGAAGGAGACTTTGTTGAAGCCAGGAGATACAGTTGAAGTATTCCATCGTCAACGGATCCAGAAGATAGATTTAGATGTTTACAATCCACTTGAAGGTACAGGTGGATCTAGGTTAGAGTATTGGGTTTTAGCTAGTCGTGTCGAGGGACCAGTGGCTGCAGACCCACCAACTCTGCAAACTGTCACATCCCATAACTACTCGTTCGTTGGGGATGCCCAAGAACAAGGACCTATTTAATTGTATGACTTTGTATATGAAAGTTGCGTGCACGCAACCCCAATCAATAAACAAAAAGGTA